GAGCGTGACACTGTTCCCGGACGGAGTGTCGAACCAGGAGGAGCGTCCCGCGTTAAACGAGAGCGACTGGGTGATCGTCGTGAAGCTCGTCCCGCCGATTGAGACTGACCAGTTAATGCGGGCCACGGATTATCCGATCGCGTTCGCGGGGAGACGGTTGTTCAGTCGGACGTACTGCTGGAGGGCGGCGACGACTGCGTTCGGGTCGGCGGACGTTACGGTGATGTTGATCATGTTTCCGCCCATCATGCCGCCGCGGTCGAGCGGGATGACGGCCTCGGGGCCGCGTTCGCCGATCATCGCCAGCGTCGGGCCGGTGACGATTCCGCCCTCGGCGAGCATCGGGATGTCCGGTACGTCGAAGCCTTTCCCGCCGATAACGGGGACCCAGCCGGGAACCTTAAACGAGAGCTTCCCGATCGTGTTATTCCAGGCGGAGGCGACCGCGTTAAACACTGTCTTAAACGCTCCGTAGATCGCGTCGATGTACTTCCGGACTCCCGTGTACCAGACGCTGACGACGTTCCCGATGAATCCGAACGCGGTCCCGGCGATGCTCTTGATGTTGTCGAACGCGATTTTCACGTACTCCCAGAACGACAGGAACACTCCTTTCAGGAAGTCGATCGTCTTGCCGAAGATGTCGAATTTCGCCTGGAGGGCGATCAGGGCGGCGACGATGCCGAGGATGATGACTGCTCCGGTCGCGACCCAGAGCGCCGAGAATGAGGTCGTGAGAGCGGTGTTTAGTGCGGCAGTGACAGCTTGGATCGTGTTGTAGATCGTGAGTCCCGCGTTCAGGGCGAGGATGCCTGCGGCGAGCGTTCCGATGACCAGACCGATCGTGACGATGAGTCCTGTGTTTTTCTGGACGAACTGGCCCATTTGCTGGAGCTTCGGGAGGAGCTTCTCGACGATCGGGAGGAGAGCTGCGCCGATCGCCTCTTTTGTCTCCTCCAGGGCGATCGACATCCCCTTAAACTTGCCTGCGGTCGTGTTCGCCTGCTTCGACGCTTGCCCCTCGAATGTGCCTGCGAGGCGACCGAACACTGTGTCCGCGTCTGCGCCCTCCGCGATCAGACCGGCGAGCGCCGGGTCGAGCTTCTTAAGGGCGGCGAAGTTGCCGTTATAGGCCTTAGAAAGTGCGTCGGACACTGTTCCGAGGTCTTTCCCTGTGCCTGCTGAGATGTCGAGGGCGAGCCCGAGGAGGTCTTGAGCCTGGGCGACATCGCCTGTACCGCGGACCAGCGAGTCGAGCGCGGGCCGGAGCTCGTCGTCCGATACCGCCGCGGCGATCGAGGTCTTCGAAATGAAGTCCTCGACGGACGCGATCTGCTTGTCGGTCGCCCCGGTGACGTTCGTAATCGTGGTCGCGAGCTTCTCGGCTGCCGCGTCATCCTCCGCGAACGCTTTCACAGCGGAGAAACCGGCGACCGCCAGACCGCCCAGGGCGGCAGCTGCGGGAAGCGCCGCTTTCTTGATCGCGAACGCGGCTTTCTCTCCGTTCGTTTCGAGACGCTTAAAGTCGGCGATTGCCCTGTTCAGGCCAGCCGGGTTCCATTCGGAGACGATCGGGAGGGAGATAGCCATTAGCGTCTGATGATCTTTCCGGTAGTAGCGTCTGCCACCTTGTCGACGACATCGGCGAGGCGGCGCATCGTGCCCTCCACGTTCCGTTCGCCTGCGAACCAGAGGAAACGGGACGGGCCGCGTCCCAGCTTCGAGGTAAGCGAATCCGCGAAGTTCGGTCGGGCGAGCAGCTTGTTCCCGTTCCGCGTCTGGTTCGGGCCTCGACCCGCCATGTCACTGATCGCGAGCGCAGCTGTCTTCGTCTGGACCTTGACCACGCCCAGCGACTCCCACTCTGCGCCCTGCTGGAGGTTCCGTCGACGGGCCTTTCGCGTGTCGATCTTCGCGACTACGCCTTTTTGCTGGCTGGTCTTCGTCCAGGAGGTGCGGCCCGAGTGCTTCATTCCTGAGAGGGGTGGACTGCTCGGGATTGAGTCCTGGATCGGGGCGATCATTGTCTCACGGACGATCCCGAGCATCTCTTTTGAGATCTCTTTCCGGAGTGCGGGCGACACTTTCTGGAGCTCGCGGAGGGCCTCTTTCAGACCGTAATAGTCGACTGCGACGGTCGCGGTCATTGTTGCCCTCCTTGTCTGTCTCGGTTGATCGCCTGAATCACTGTCGCCAGATCATCGAGCTCGAATGGAATGTCGGGAGGCCAGTAGCCGGTCGCGGCGCACACTTCCGCGAGCTGACGACTCAGGCCTCCTCGGTAGGGTTTGCTGCTTCGGCCTCGACGACGGAAATCTCGTCGATCTTCTTGATGAAGTCGTCGAACATGGCGGGGATCGTGATCCCTGCGAGCTTGCTCGCCTCGTACGCCATGAACGCGAGGTCCTCCATCTTGATGTCCGTGGCGGTCTTCTTGTACTTCCGCTCCCAGAGGACGATCACATACAGATTCGTCGTGACGATGTACTCGTCGCCTGCGACAGTGCTGTACTTGATTTTCAGTTTCACGTTCGGCCTCCTGGGGATCTAGTTGCCTGGAGGGTACTAGATCACGGAGCGGTGATGTCGCGAGCGGACGATCCGCCCTTAAAGACCGCCTCGACGACCGACAGCTCGCCTACGGAGGAGTTGATCGGGGTGATCTTCTCCAGGTAGCAGTTCGTGATCGTGTACTCGGGGTTCGAGGCGGACTCGGTGGTTCCCGAGGGCGAGATCACCAGGGTCGCGGACGTTCCCCAGGCGGAGTAGAGGATCGCCTCGATCTCGCCTGCGCCGTAGCTGTTAAACAGAGTCAGGGTGACCTCGTTGTTCTCCAGGCCAGAGGTGAACACTCGCGCAGTGCCGCCGAACGCGGTCGTTTCGAGGGCCTCTTTCGTGAGGCTGATCTCGCACTTCGAGCAGTTGTCGGTCAGGTCGGTCGTCGTCGCACCTACGGTCAGGTTGATCGTCGCGTTCCCGAGGAATGTGGTGGTGGCCATGTCTGTTTCTTTCTGTTCAGGAGCGGCGGGCGCTCATTCTTACCGTGAGGTCGTATGACGGGATCTCCTGTGATCCGACGACCGTGAGAGACGGTCGGCCTGACATCACGACGATCGAGCTGTTAAACAGTGTGTCCATCGTCGTCAGGAGGTAGTCAGTCGCGTCCTGGTTGCCGGGTGGCGCTGCCAGGATTCGGATCGTGTATGTGAGGTCGGCGACGCTGTTGACTTGTCCAGCGTTAAACGCGTCGAAGCTCGGCGGCTCGATGTAGACCGTGAGCGGACGAGCGTTCCGCGGGTCGGTGATGGGGACCAGACCGATCGCGGTGATCGCGTTCGCGAGTGCGGTCGTCGCGTCGACGAAGATTCCGGAGGGCATGTCACGCGACCTGGCTCCGCTTGATTCCGAGGAGCTGGTTCACGCGGCCCATCGTCATGACAGGTCCGGCTGCGCCCATCGCGTCGAAGCTCTGGAAGGAGTCGATGCTGCCTCTTTCACGGTACAGGCCAGCGGCAAAAAGCACGGCTCCCATTTTCGCCGCGTCCGAGGGGACGGTCGTGAGCGAATCGTGATAGCCCGCCTGGACAAGTCGAGCGAAACACCATGCGTTCGAGGCGTTCACTGCCTGGGCGAGGAACGCGGTGTCATTCGCGGTCGCGGCGCTGATCCCGAGGAAGACCTCAACATCGGCGGAGACGATCCAGGTACAGGTCTGCGTCCAGGTGAGCGTCCCGTACGGGGATACGGCTTCGCGCTCGATGTCGTCGCCTGCGTCCTGAACCATCAGCTGATTCAGGATGATTACCTCGTCATCGAACCACGGGTCGCCCTCGTCGTCGAGGCCGCGGAACAGGAACGTCGGGACCGCGATCACGACATGCGATCCGTTCAGGGCCGCGTCGCATCCTGCGATCGTGATCGACTGCCCGACCGCGATGTCGGTCGACTCTAGGGTCTGGACCACAGCGACATCATCGATGCGCTGTTGATGCGTGACTGTGAACGTCGCCATGATCCAGACTCCCGGTGCTCGCGTCGATCAGGTGAGCTTCACGAATTTCGTCGCGTCGACCATCTTCGTCGCGAAGTAGCCGCGGAACGCGATCGTTCGGGACAAGGTGCTCGGAACGTCGATCGAGACCGCGCCCTTTTGCTGTTCCCAGATCTGGTAGCCCGACGGATCGCCGACGATCACAGTGTCCGCAGCGAATCCGCGGTCCACGACGACGCGCAGACCGAACGCCTCGCCGACGCTGTTCGCACCGGAGGGGACCTGCGATCCGAACGCGTTCATCGGCGCAGTCGGTGCGAGAAGCGGACGGCCTGTCGTGTCGACGAGTTTTCCGAGACTCGCGAACATGTTGGGCGACAGGAAAAGATGAGTCGGCAGGTTGCCGTTCGAGTTCGTCAGGATGGTCGAGGCGGCATCGTAGATGTCGCTCACCCACTCGGCGGGCGAGGTCGGGTCGGTCAGCACGGCGGACTGTGAGCAGCCAGCGAGGAGCTGATCGGCTGCGTAGTTGTCGGTCTCGTACGCGTAGACGCGGGCCATGTCGTCGAGCATCGATCCGATGATCTCGGGCGATGAGAAGTCGATGATCTGTTCTGAGACGGATGCGTAGCCCCCAAAAGTGAGTTTCGTGATGTCGTAGCTCGCGACCGCGTACGTCGAAGCGGTGAGCGTTCCGAGCTGCGAGGCCTGCTGTCCGATGCTGTTGTGAGTGTTGACGTACGGGACGCGGAACACTGCGCCGTCGGCGGGCATCGCCCGAACCTGGCAGGCATCGACCACAGGGCGACGGCCCTGGAAGTTGTTGTAAATCGGCGAGAGCAGAACCTCGGGCAAGAAGCCGTCGTTTCCGGTGGTGGTGACATCGGGGGCGGCGGCGCGGAGCTGCTTCTTCACAGCTTCGGCGGACTCGCCTCCGCGCAGGATCGCGGCGATGTACTCCGCGGCGCTGGGCATGCGGGCCGGGCGAACGGCCTGAGCGTAGATCGGGTGGGTCGCCGCAGCGGCCTCGATCGGGTGGACTTCGGATTCCATGTTCTCCTCCTCGGAGTCTGTGGTGGTGGTGGTTTCGGGTGCGTCCTGTGCTTCTGGTTCCTCCGCGGCGGACGCACTCACGGAGAGAATCTGGGCCTCCGCGTAAGCGGGGACCGTGACCAGGCTGAGCTCCAGCATCTTCGCCTCCGAGACGAGCAT